TCAAACACCTTGAAGACGCTGCTTAAGGCGTTGTTGGTTTTGGCGGACCTTTTGACCTTGAGGTGTTTTGTAGTACTCAATCATCAAGGGTTTGATTTTTGCAGCATCTGCATCACTCCAACCCGGATCATCATCAGCAGGACGTACCAACTGAAAGCTAGGTCCACCAGCAATCTTAGTGTCCTTGCTTTTTTTCATTCCGTAACCGCTTTTACTTTTCATTTTTTAGGTACACAGTTAGGAACAGTTTTGGTACCTTTCTTCTTAGTACCAACCATTTCGTAGCCTTTCCAGCAGGGTCCTTTAGCCATCAGTCCTTACCCTTCATCTTGGTGGTGTATTGCCGACCACGCCAAGTGAACGTTTTTACACCAGCTTTACGAGCATCGGCAAAAGCGTCGTCAAAGCTGCTGTTACGACGATCTTGGTTGCCCTGACGAGCCACACGCTCTTGACGGCTAAACTCTGCACCTTGATCGCGCTGAGCGGCCACTCTACGGGCCTCAGAGGCGGGTAGAGACCCTTTGGCTGGTTGAGCCCTAAAGACCTCTTTAACGACCTCTACAGGGATCGCTAGACGCCCCACAGGACGACTCATACCTTGAGACTGCATTGCAGGGGCTCTCGAAGCACCAGTGCGAGTTACCGTCCCCGGTGCCGTTGCACGAGGCAGTCGAGCGGTTTGCATCGGACGTTCCCGCCCACTAGGAGTTCGAAGACCACGACCCCGTTGAGTAGCCCCTCGACCTTCAGGAGCAAACTTACCAGCGTTACTTCTGGTTTGACCGCCTCGTTTGATCGGCATAACAATTACTTGGTTTTATAACCTTTTTTCATCTTGCCACCCTTTTGGATTTGTGGCTTACCTGCAGCTTTAGCTTCTTTAGACCAGCGCTTAGCAATTTCAGGTTTTTGAGAGTACATATAACGCATCTGTTTCTCAGAACTAAACGGCACGGGACTAAAACAAACTCTTTAAAAATGTTACTAACAAAAACAGCCCAGGCTACTAACCCAGGCTGCAAATAGAATTAAAGATTTTTTAGGTTTTTAAAATCAATCAGCAGTGAGTCGTGAAAACACAAACTCAACAGACGGCGTACCACCAGTAATTGTTACCAAACGACCTCGAATAGCTCGAAGAGGTACGTTTTGCAGGCTGAACGCAGTAGAACCATTAGCAGTGATAGTAGTGTCACCACCAGCATCACAATTGAAATAATTAGTACCGTCTAGTGTTCCTTCAATACGAACCACAACGCTGGTACCAATACTAGAAACATTTACTTGAATAACAAAATCTTCTGCACCAACAGAAGGCACATCAGAAGTTGTTCCAGTAGCTGTTAAAGCAGTAGCAGTGCTAAAAGTAGGTACCATCTCAAAAATTGCTTTTGTTCTAATTGTAATCCTTAGAAAAACACTCGCACCGGCTGCTCAGGAGTCACCGCATACTGCTCCCAACCCTCAGGCACCTCACCGACGAAGTTGACGTGCCAACCATCGAGCACTTCAGGCGGGGTGATCACATTACCCTCTTCGTCCCATTCACCACCACGGGAGATGGTGCCGATCACATCAAGGGCGTGGGTGTGACTAGCGGTGATCACCTCACTAGTGTAACTGTCTAAAAGGCCAGCATTATATAGGGCAACCATACCGGTGGCTTCATCGGGGAAGCGGAGATAATGGGTCATCGGGTGATCTCCTGGAGGGTGCTGTTCGAGAGGCGCTGGGGCCAGTAGGTGAGGCGCTTGATAGTGCCGTTGAGAAAGCTGCCATTCCCAGTCCAATTACTTCCAATGAAAAGCCGATCAACAGTTGGTATTGTGCCAGTATTGTCAGTCCTAGTAGCCAAACCGTTGAGTGATTCTCCAAAGTTGTCAGCTTGGAAAGCTAACGCGTCATTGACGCCGTCCGACGCAATTAGGCCCGTAAATGTACTTATGCTGGTTGCTTGAGCTACCCCCGCGTCTAAAACGTTTGCGCCTCTAAAGGAATTACCGCCACTAAAATTAGCGTATATAGATTCGTTAAATGTTCCGCCGCTAATTGCGTGAGTAAGCACGGTTCCAGGGGAAAAAGTGGCAGCCCTGACAAACACCGTCCCCTCATCCTGCCGATACCAGCTGCTGAAGCTAGCCCCCGTAATGCTGGCCACATCAGCACTGCGGGTAACCGTGGCGGTAGTGGTGGGGATGTAGCTGGTGGGGAAGGAGGCGGCTTCTAGTTGAGCGCCCCAGATGAGGACAGTGCCGGTACCAGTGCCGATGTAAGTTGTTCCGCCATTCATAGGTCGGATCTGAACACTACCGCTAGCCGTAGCAGTTGCCGTAGCAGTTAATGCAATTCGATACCAACCATTGCCGAATGGCGTAACAACTGTGGTTGAGTTTACCGAAGTGCTAATGACTGCTCCAGTAGAAAGATTGATGCGATTGATAAGGACTGCTCCAAATGCAGCGCTTGGAATAGCAATACCGCCCTCGTTTAAGGTGCCAGCTTTCATCCACACGGTAAACGTGTAGGCGTTTCCAGAAGTAAACGGAACGGATTGAGTAAGAGAATGTGCTGCAGCAGAGGCATCGCTAGTATCCCTTAGTTCCCACGCCGTGTTGGTTCCGTCAGGCGCAATACCAGCAGTCGCTGTTTCACTGCTATTGCTATTTGTCCACGTCGTATTAAACTCATTGCTTTGCAGCAACAAATTCGTCCTACTCTCCTCCACCAACAACCCCAAGCTCTCACGAGTCGTTGGGTTGTGATCAAACCGTGATTCGTTCGTCGTCGCCGTCTTGATCAGCCCATCGCTGCCTACAAACGTCCCACTACTGGCGCGGGTGAAGGTGACGCGAGGGTCGAGGGTTTTAGTCCTAGCAAATTGAAGATCAAGGGAAGAGGCATTAAAAATACCGCCATTTCTGACGGTAGGAAATACGCTCACCATTAAACGCTTGGGAGCAATAATCTTCATTTACCTTGGCCTCGATAAACCTTTTTACCTATTTTAGGCTTACTATTTTTACTCTTACCTTGAGTGGTTTGTTTTGGTTTAGGCGGAAGACGAACTGGTTTACCGCTAAGAGTTTTCTTGACCATTACGGTAGCCCAAATAGTTCTTTAAGTTCCGCCACGGTCAACCCAGCAGCCTCCAGCTTCTGCTCGGTGGTGAGTACTGGGGCTGGTGGGGGCACTGGAGCAGGCTCGGGGGTGTTACCTTCAGAGAGCCACTTCAGGTACGCCTGGTAGTCCGTGTTGGCGGGGTCGGGGGGGATGAAGGCGTTGTCCGCAATGCGTTTGACGCCCGTTACTTTCCCTGCTGAATCTGAAAAAACTTGCATGTATTCCATGCTCATAGCTCCGCAGAAAGAATAATTAATGTACCGCGCAGATTGTAAGAGGCGGTGGCTGTGAGGCCTGTTGAGCTTACGTCAAAATAAAACCCATCCCCATCTCCAGTTGGTCCACTAATTCCCGTGACGTTATTGTTGCTGTTATTGCCGGTAAGTTGTCCGTTTGTAATAAGGGTTGAAGTGGGTAGCGCGCGCATCGGCCAGCTATTGTTTGAATAGACGGCTGTTGTTGTGCTGAATGTCGAAACCGTAGCATTGGTTATTTTTCTTGTGTACCTCTGACACAACGCCAACTCCTGCCCATAACTGCGCCTCTCGAACGGTGTAGCGACTGAACCGGGTTCAAGTTGGGCGCCGGTGATGTAGAAGGTGGCGCCGTTGGTGCCGATAACGCTGGTCGCGCCGTTGGCGGACGCAAGGTTTGAGCTACTCCAAGATCCAGCTGTTCCGCTAATTGTTGGACCAGCGCCCAAGGAGAAAGTGACGTTAATGCCTTGCCCATTGTCGGCAAGCCACGTGCCGGATGTATCGCCAGAAATGGTGATGCTTTTGTATTCCCAAGTATTTGCCGCAGAAATTGAATAACTAAAAACATAGGATCGACTGCTTCCGCTATTGCGCAATGATCCGCCAAACGTACCAGTCAAGGAAGATCTAACCCAAAAGGATAACGTGATTGCTTGAGCGGACGCTGTGCCCCAAGCAAGGTCGGCAGTATTAAAGCCTTCAATACTCTGCAGGATCACAGCCCCTTGTGAACCCGTCAGCGAGGAGTCTGCAGTGCCTGTCGTTAGAAGCAGAGAGTTTGTATGCCCAGCAGGTGCAACAGTGCTTTGCTGCATGGTCATTGTGCCATCACTATCTTCAAATCCCTGCCAGCGGTCTGTTCCAAAGACACCGCCCGCCGTCATGCTCACACTCGCCCCAGCATTTCTCTGATCAATCCTCATATCCCCATTGATGATCCGATTCCTCGCCCCAGCCAGCGGTCCACCGTTGAGGCTACTGAGCTGAGCTGTTGCCGTGCCATCAGACGCCAGCACAATCGCTGGTGAGCCTGCTGAGGCGTGCTGAAGGTTGGTGGTTTTTAAGGTGCTCATGATCAGCCCTCGTAGAGAATGTTGATTGACCCCGCGTCAAAGGTGTCGGTGCCGTTCACGGTGGTGATGCGGATGCGGTCTAAGGTGCCGGAGAGGTTCTTGGCGCCACCAATATGAACTGTCGCCTCGTTGCTGGCGTCAGAGACAATGCCAGAATAAACCCACGCATTTGTCGGGTTTGAAATAGCAACGATCTGGCCGCTGCGGCTACCAGCAGCGTTAGCGTGTGTTGTGCCGATTCCGGATGTTATGTAAGCAGTTCCGCAGGCATTGGCGCCGCTAATAAAGGACGCGCTTGTGAAGTAGTTTGAGGTTTCGAAACCAGAGGATGTACCAAGCTGCACTTGCACGACACTTGTCCCGTTCGTACTCACGCCCTGCATGATCACCGTAATCCGCTTCACCCAGCTCGGAATCCCGGTGAAGTCAATCGCGGTGCCGCTGGTGCTGTTCTGCGCGGTGCCAAGCACCATCCGCCCACGATCCACGAAGCTGAGCGTGCCTGAGCCGTTGGTTGCTAACACCTGATCAGCGGAGCCAGATCCACCCGGCAGCACCAGCGTGTTTGAGCCAGCGACTGCCGGTGCGTCGATCTCGGTGTAGCCAGATGTTGAGCCGTTGAGTCGTAAAGTCATCAGACAACTACCCAGGTAGAACCAGAAGGTACCGTAACTGTGATCCCAGAGTTAATAGTCACAGGACCGGCAGTAACGGCGTTTTTGTTTGTACTAATAGTGTAATTGGTAGTTACAGTCTGATCATTTTCATAGAAAACTTGATCACTACCACCACCAGAAGCACCACCAGCACGTCCCCAAGACAACGTACCAGCTGCATCACTAACTAACGCATAACCAGCAATAGAAGTATCAGTAGATGGAAGCGTCCAAAGAACGTTTGAACTAATACTGGATGGTGCTTGAAACCCAACGTAGTTAGTACCGTTAGCTGTTGTTTCATTAAATCGAAGATCTCCTTGATCTCCAAGAACAACAGGTCCAGTTGTTGTAACAGTTTGAGAACCAAAATCAGGACTAATCTTGGTACCAGCAATAGCTGCACCTGAAGCAATTTTGTTGTTATTTACAGCACCTGCATCAATAGTCCAAATAGTACCGTTATTAGCAACACTGATATCCCCTTTATCACCATCAGGGACACCTCCACCAGCGTTTACAGAATCTTGAAACTCTTGAAGACCATAACGAAGCTGGTTATCAGCGTTGTTGAGGTCTTGAGCTGTCAGCGTAGAACCAGCTGTATAAACAACTGTTGGGTCTGCAATGTCTGTAATCCGCTGTAGCAGCACCGTAGCGCCACTGACAGGGGTGTTTAGAACAATGGCAGTCCCAGCGGTGTTGAAGGTGTAATCAGTAGTGAGGGTCTGTAGAACGGTGTTTACATACACCTTGATATCCGCTTTACGGATATAAGGGATTGGATCGCCGTTGCTATTGGTGAGAGCAAACGTTGTACCAGAAGCACTGGTATAAGTTACAGATGCGTAAGCCATTACTGGGCACCTCCGGTCTGACGATTTAAAAGAATCCTTTGTTTCATTTCTTCAGGCATTTTGTAACGTTGACCAGGAATGTTACCCATTAAAAATTGTTCCTTAGCAATATCTTTTAGTGTACGAAGAT